TACTGAGCGTGGCATACAATACGCGATTGAATCAAATACAACAGATGCAAATCAAACAGAAGCACAAGGAGTCACCGCTGTAGGTTCAAGTGGCTTTACGCTTGGAACAGATGGAAACACAAATAGTTCAGGCGCTGCTATGTCCTCTTGGTCATTCCGCAAAGCAGCAGGTTTTTGCGACATAGTTACCTATACAGGAAACGGACAGACATCTCAGACTATAAGCCATAATCTTGGTAGCACTCCAAAAATGATGATTATGAAATGTACCACTCATGTTACTGAATGGTATGTTTATCATGCGAGTTTAGGAGCAAATAATTTTTTACAACTTCACTCTACTGTTTATGCACAAGCTTACACAGGAGCTTTTAATAATACAGCACCTACTGATACGCAATTTACAGTAGGAAATGACTCAGCAATTAATGCTAGCGGTAGAACCTACGTAGCCTATCTATTCGGAGATGACGCAATCTTCGGTGAAGACGGTGACGAACAGATATGTAAGATGGGTACTGCTACTTTAGGCGGAAGCGGTACTGGTGAGGTTTCTATTAATTTAGGATTTGAGCCTCAATTTGTTTTATTAAAAACATCGGCTGTGTCGGAAAATTGGTTATTAGTTGACACAATGAATGGCGCGCCAGTTTTTCCAAGTTCTCAAAATTATTTATCTCCCAATACTAGTTCTGCGAATGCCTCTTATAGCTTTTTAAACATCACCTCTACTGGTTTTAATCTTGCGAATTTAGGTCTTAATAGAACCTACATCTACATGGCTATCCGTAGACCGATGAAAGTTCCCGAAGCAGGGACAGAGGTTTACTTTCAAACCACAGCAAATGCAGGGACTACTTTAAATACTGGTTTTGTACCTGATTTTTGGATTGGTGGTGCAACAGCAGGAAATGGAGGTACTGGTTCACAGTTTGTAATGGATCGTCTTCGTGGTGCAAAATATTTAGCTACTTCAACAGCGGCGCTAGAAGTCGGTACAAATGATCCGTTTAATGGATTTCCCACCAACACTTTTATGAATAATTCGCAGGGTGGAAATAGAGTTGAATGGATATTTAGGCGAGCTTCTCAATTTATGGATGTGATTGCTTATACTGGTAATGGCACAGCAGGTGCTACCCAAGCGCATAATTTGACGGTCGTTCCAGAATTTATTATTTGGAAGAACAGAACTGGCACAAATGACTCTTGGATTTCATATTGGTCTACTTTAGGTGTTGGTAATTACCTTTTGGGTTTTAATACAACAACAGCATCGGGAACAGGTAGTCTAGTAAATAGCACAGCACCTACAGCATCTGTAATTACGCTATCTGGACAAGGATGGAATGTTAATAATAATGGATCAAATTATATAGCCTACCTCTTCGCCACACTAGCAGGGATAAGTAAAGTTGGCTCTGTTGTCCATTCTGGAACAACTAATGTTGATTGTGGATTTTCCGCAGGTGCAAGGTTTGTACTTGTAAGACGTACAGATGCTTCGGGTGGATGGTATGTCTGGGATACTGCTAGAGGTATTGTTTCAGGTAACGACCCGTATCTACTTCTAAATTCTTCAGCAGCACAAGTAACCAACACAGACTACATTGATCCACTAGCAAGTGGATTCACTTTAACGTCCTCATTCACAGCAGGGACTTACATATTTTTAGCAATCGCATAGGATAATCAACTATGGAATACAGAATGGAAGACGGATCACTCAAGTCGCAAGGCGAGATCCGCGCATTAAATAAAAATGTTTCAATACCTAAAGTTTGGAATGCAGATGTCTGTGCAAGTCTAAACATTGATCCAGTATTGGAAGCACCCAAGCCAGAGCCTAGCGGAGCGTATAAGCAAGTCGTGCGTAACGGCGCTGTACAAGATGGTGACAATTGGGTACAGGCGTGGGTTGAGCAGGATATGTTTGCCGACACTACGGTTGATGGTGTAACCACTACTAAGGCAGAACATGAGACAGCCTACCAAGCAAGACTAGACGCTGAAGCTGCTGCTGCGGTAAGAACCAAGCGTGATGGTTTACTTGCTGATACGGACTGGACTGGTATGTCCGATGTCACTATGACTGACGCAATGACTAGCTATAGACAAGCCTTGAGGGATATTACTACTCACTCAGACTTTCCTAATCTGGCTGACGATGATTGGCCTACAGCCCCTTAAAACTTATTCTCCCCAACGTTAAAAAAAGATCCTTTGGATGCTAATTAGCCAGGAGTTCGTATACCCAAAATAAACACGAGGTGATTTATGATCGCAGAAATTGCTATCGCTATAAAAGCGCTTGATACGGCTTTTACACTCGTGCACAAAGGTATCGAAAAGAAAAAAGAAGTCGATCAAATGAGCGCCGAAATCCGGGGCTTTTTTAAATCGAAAGAAGTAGTAGAAAAAAAAATAAATGAGGCTAAAAAAAACGGCAACGATGATTTGTTTTTTGGATCTGCGTTAGAAGAAGCGATCTCGGTTTCTGATCAAGAAGAGCGGATTGAAAAAATGATGGCGCGTATCGGCGCTCACTACTCCCGGCAAGGTAAATCACCCAAATGGGCCGAGATTAAGCTCAAGGCTAAAAAGATCCAGCGTGATCGAGACCTAAAATCCGCTGCACAAGAAAAAAAACTACAGGCTAAAAAATTAGCTGCTTCAAAAAAAAAGGCAAAGCAGAAAAAAATCCAAGATTATTTAATTGCCTTTTCCGTGCTCGGTGGGCTGCTTATCATTTTATTTCTGATGATTATTTTTATACTGAGAATTTAATATGGCATTAGTCACGCTTGATATACCACCAGGGTTATATAAAAACGGAACAATCTACCAAGCCTCTGGACGTTGGCATGACGCTAACCTGGTACGCTGGTTTGAAAATTCTTTAAGACCGATTGGCGGCTGGCAAACAATGTCGAGCAGTCAGTTCTCAGACATATCGAGAGGAATGCACGCTTATTACGACAATGGAAATAATCGCAGAGTCATAGTAGGCACAACCTCTAATTTATATGTCTATGCCGAGGGGAAATCTCAAACCGACATCACCCCGGCAGGGATTACGGCAGGGCAAACAGACGCTACGTCTCAGGTTGGCTACGGCAGTCAATTTTATGGCGAATCAACCTACGGCACGCCCAGACCCGATAACCAAACTTACGATCCTTGTACGACATGGACCATTGATAATTTTGGTGCGAATACGGTTGCTAGTAATACCACTGACGGCAAGATTTATTATTGGCAAAACGACGTTAATGTTGTGGCTGCACAATTAACCAATGCTCCGGTGAACAATCAAGCAGTTCTCGTAACCGATGAGCGCCATGTGATGTGTTTAGGTGCTGGCGGTACGACTCGTAAAGTCCAGTGGAGCTCGCAAGAGGCAGAAACCGTTTGGACACCAGCAGCGACTAACTCGGCCGGGTCAATTGAGCTTGCGTCAGACGGTCAGATTCGCGCAGGGATCGTGGTGCGAGGTCAAGTATTAGTCATCACAGACAGTGACGCACACGCGCTCTCATACGTCGGCTCACCGTTCTATTACACACCCGAAAGGGTAGGGTCCAACTGCGGAATAATTGCCGCTAAAGCCGTTGCTGTGACAGGTACAGCCGCTTTCTGGATGGGTGAGAAATCATTCTTTAGATATGACGGTGGATATACAGTTCCTATTGCTTCAGAAGTCAGTGACTACGTTTTCACGAACATGAATGAAGTCCAACGATCTAAAGTGTGGGCTGTTGTTAATGGTCAGTACAACGAGATTTGGTGGTTCTATCCTTCGAGCTCGAGCTTAGAAATAGATAGTTATGTTGCTTATAACTTTGAGAATGGAACGTGGACGGTAGGTTCATTAGCTAGAACCTCGGGAGTGGACGCTGGTAGCTTTCAAAACCCTATTTGGGCCAGTTCAGACCGATATATTTACGAGCACGAGACAGGCTTTAATTACTCCTCAGACACGCCTTTCGCGGAGAGCGGTGCGCTAGAAATCGGCGACGGTGATCGCTTTATGAACGTCAAAGAATTGATACCTGATGAGAAGACGTTGGGCAGCACCACAGTCACATTTAAAACGGCAAACTACCCCACAGCGACAGAGACATCTACTGGCCCATTTTCTATGGCTAACCCTACCTCGATTCGTTTAACTGCACGCCAGGTACGACTCCGCATTACCGGAAACACACTAACGGATTGGCGATATGGAAATATCCGTTTAAACGTTGACCCTGGAGCGGGACGATGAAGTTATCCAGACCTCTTCCAACGTATGATCCTAACCAGCGTGCCAGTGATAATTTTTCGCTTGAGCAAGCCGACAGAGCAAATCATAAACGAGATCAGGACATTGAGGTTGGTACT